TCATCCGGACAGGTGAAGCTACAAACGCCAAAAACGGGTACGGAGGCATCTATTGTGACCATTGGGGCTATCCAGATGAAGATATGAAAAAGGTAAGAGAGAAAGCTATAGAGATTGGCTTTTCGAAAGGGCTAGATACAGATATCTACAAGTTTAACTATATTAATTAAAGTTCCGGTAACCGAAGCTATAGAGGAGGAAATAATGAGTAAAGTAATTCTATGTTCAATGATTGTATCTGGATTAGTATCTTTCGGCATGATGAGGTTTCAAATGCGGATGATGGAAAAATGGCTTGATAGTTTTTTTGAAAAAGAGACAGAGTGGAATAAAGAGACAATGAGGGATTTTGTCCGGTCCATCGAGAAAACAATTGGAGGTAGACGATGATACCGAATATCGAAATCGGGAAAATTTATAAATTGTCTGATGCAAACCCGCCAGCATTTGCAAAAATCATAAAAAATTCTAAACACGATGTTTGGAACGATGTTTTAGAAGAGGATGAATTAACGCAGCTTGCATGGGGAGATTGGTATCAATGGGATAATAAGGATATCTACTGCCTTTTTGGAGCTGGATTTGATACGTATAGACTAGTTCCGGCGACTAAAGAAGAAATTGCCATTTACGAGGATAAAGTTAGAAAATATCGATCGGAGGAATGAGTGATGATCCTCGAATATAATAAAAAGCTTTCTAGTTGTACAAAGCAAGAACTCATCTTGATGTTACAAGGCGAGGGTGAAAATAGGCAGAAGTTAGTAAAGATATTAGACAAAGCATATGAAGACTGTGAGAACGATGCCGAAGACCCAGTATATCCACATTATCAGTCTCAGTACAAACAAGGGTATCTACGCGGGATAGAAACTGCGGAAAATATTGTTAAGAATTTTTACAGGTTTGATAACAAGGAGGTGCCACAATGATCAACAACGACTTAGCAATCGACAGACTGCAAGATTTAATTCTTACGTCTGTTAATCTAACTGAATGGCAGAAAGAGCAGATTAAAGATGCTATTAGACTGTTGGGAGGGGAAATGAATGGTACAAAGATTTAGAGCGTGGGATAAATATCACGAGATAATGGTTATTATCATATCCATTGATTTTGAAAGAAAAATTGTCTATGTAGGACGGGAAGATGGTGATCGATGGGAGATCCATTTTGATAACCTAATATTCCTTCAATCAACAGGCCTGAAAGACAAGAACGGCGTTGAGATTTACGAAGGGGATATAGTGAAAGTGACTAATCATCCTTTTCAAAAGAAAGAAGACAGTGCAGGCATCGAAATAGATGGCGATTACTTAATCGGATGGTCTGATCATAATTTAACTTGGCTAGCTGGCGATTTACTTTTGTATCAGCTAAAACCTTATATCGAAGTTATAGGCAACATCTACGAAAACCCAGAGTTATTGGAGGCGATAGAATGAAACTAAAAGAACTAATTGAGCATCATACGCTAAAAGTTGTTTTATGCGGCCACTGCGAATGTGGAGAACGCAAGTATGATTTGATAACAGATCATAATCTCGCTTATCCACCAATTCATGAGTCGACTATTTTAGAAGTTAAGCCAGAGTTGTTGGAGGTGGAAGGATGATAAAAAGAGCTTTTGATACTGTATATGAATACGTGCCGTGGCTATTACTTATTTGGCTGGCAGTCTGCTTGTTAATGGATGATTATCAGAAAGCAGCGTATATAGTTGGTGCGCTTGCTTTGATTATGATCTGTGATTCTTTAAATGACATTAACAAGAATCTCTTGCGAATTGCTAAAAACGCGGATAGCAATTTCACGATTAAGTATGTCGAAAAAGATAAGGAGAGTGGTAGTTAATGTTAGACATGAAAATATTTGATTACCGAATCACTAGTGATCCACGACAAGTAATTTTGAGTAGAGCGCTCAGAAATGAAGATGGAGAGCTGTATGAAAGAAAAACTCCCAAAGGTGAAACGGAGGAAGCTCGCAGTGTTATTGGGTACTATTCAAATGTCAGCAAGGCTTTAATCGGCTTACAACGCGATTATGTGTTACATGGCGACAAGCCTATTAACGACATCAAAACATATAAAGAAGAACTAGAAACGATTACTAAGGCGTGTGAGGATAGATTAAACATGGGAGAACCATTTAATTAATCCGCTAATGTCGCCTATAGAGGAGGAGTCTCATGTATCAAGTTCGAATGGAGTTGAATAATGAAGTTCCTGTTGAACAATTCTTTGATAGCCAAGAAGCCAGAGATATGTTTGTGAATAATTTTGAAAAAGACATGCGTAATCAGGGGATACTGTTAGAGAAATATCTTGAACATCCATTATTTGTCTCCTTCAAGTTGATTAAAACTGGAAATAAGATTGGTGATATTACTTTTTATCACTAAAAAAATGTTTCTGGCGTGATTTTTGTATCAAATTTATAAAGAAATTGAACGAGATTATGACTAAGTCAAGCAAAGAAAGATGGAGGGCAATGTATTTGAAAAAAGGCACATTCAAAATGTTGGAAGATTTAATAGAAGATTATCCGACAATGGATCGGTATATAAAACGCGTCGAATTGGAGATTGAATACCCTTGGCAAGAAACGGATGACAATATAGGAGGATCACGGTCGAACTCTGCTACTTCTATTACAGAGCGAACAGGAATGAAGTTAGCTACAGATAAACATTTAAGATTGTTGAGAGAACGTAAAGCAGCTTTGGATAAAGTCATCCAAACTTCAAAGCCTGAGACAATAAAGATCATCAGAATGTGGTATTGGATTAGACCGCGAACAAAAACTTGGGATGGTATTGCTGAAGAGGTCGGATACTCAAAGCGTATGTGCCATCTGCTGCGAAATGAATTTGTAGACGCTCTTGCTAAAGAACTTGGAGAAATAAATTGATCTTTGCACTATCATTGCACTTTCAGGGTGTGTCAAGATGCTAAAATGATAGAGTAGATAATTCATCAAGCAGACGACTCAACCTAACTTTATTGGCATGAAGTTTCTCCTTATACTCCTTAACATACAAACGTCTAGCTTGGTGGATTTAATTGGCGGCACACAAAAAAATAAAAGATGAATGGAGTTGAAAAACTTCATTTCGTTTAAAGTTCATGTGCCGTCTTTATGTCGCTGTGGCGGAAAGGGTAACGCTAATCAGATATAAGAGAACTACATGGGGCAATTAATAATAATAATAGGGAGTACCTATATAGGCTCAGGTTCAGCTAACCTCAAGGTTTATTAAAGACTTAGTTAACTCGAGTAAGCTTTGAAACTGGATAGATTCGAGAGGTTCGTTAGAAGGTTCAAATCCTTTGCTCCCTTGCTATGTAGAAGACAGTATGTGTAGAAGTAAAACGAGGCGTCGAATGCCACGCCTATCTTATATCGTGCAAGGTTCGATTCCTTGCCAGTGACTTAGAGATTGAAACGGTATTCCGAGCCATTAGGTGCTGAGCTTCTTCAGCAAATACCGTCAGAAGAAGTCAATCTCAATTACAAGCAAGCTTGCAGGAGGTAGCTCCTCCAAGTTGACGTGTGTCCTCTTTAGAGGCTATGTAGGTCAATGTCGGTTCGAATCCGGCCACGTCAATAAACATAACCCTGATGCAAATTGGATAGGGTTTTGTTTAGCGAACTGCTCAGCAAATGCTTTCGCACCCGGTGTTTCGCCACCGTTAAGAGCGACCGAATCATGCGGCAACCGAGGGTGTGGAGTGGGGTCCCGAAGTACAAGGGATAACGGCAGATGGCAATAATGGTCATCGTGTAGGTTGCTAATACATAATCAAGATCACTCGTTTGAGTGGTCTTTTTATTTTGGTCAAGGAGCGATTGAAATGGAAAAAGAGCACAATAATAAATTAGGTCTTTTAAGTATTTTGACAATTATCTTTGTTATAGCTAAGTTGCTTGGATTAATCCATTGGAGTTGGCTGTTAGTATTTGCGCCGACTTTGATTGGCATAGGTGTATGGATTTTGATTATGTTAGTGGCGTTAATCATTGCGGTAGTATCAGATAAATAAAATATTAACAGTTTATTTATGAAGCTTTTTGAGGAGTGATTTGAATGTATCGACCGCAATATTTAGAACAAAGGTATGAGGTGACGAACATATATGCTGAGTCTAATACTGTTCCATATTTTACTATTCGAAAGCCAATAAAGAGTAATACATATAAACGTAAAGAAAACAATGAAGTCATTAGGCGATATGGAAGAAAGATACATCGAAGAAAGGACTGATCCTATTGAGAAACCACTGGTACTTGTCATTGTGTGGAAGCTATCCACAACGTTCAATGTCTGCCCAGATAGCTAAACGCTACACGATAGTCGAGCTGACAGATGAAGCAACACCACAAGAGATAGATCAGTATAAGTTAGTCTTAGTTGGTATCGGTTGGTTTAAGGATGAACATATACAAAAGAATATTGCGAGGTGGTTGAGATAACATACTTCGAATATTTGCAGCAATGTTTCAATCACGCAAAAGATAAATTGCCAGACTCATATACTGTGGATGATGTTGCTATCCATGTGTTGAAAGCAGAGAGCCATAGTAGTCCAGAGTACGGCAGCAAAGAACAGACATTAGCGTGGTTTAGATTCTTTAAATGGATTAAGGAGGAAGAGTAATGAAGTTATTGGATTTGTTTCTAAAAAATAAAACTCAAGAGCTAAAAAATTATGAAACTCTATTAGCATTAAGTAATAATCCGGACATTCCTTTAGAACTAATAAATTCTCTTCGAATACAACAAGGGTTATCAGTTTTAGTTGACAGAGATCGGATTCCTAAAGGAACAAGAGTATTGAGTAAGCATGAGACGAATGAACTATTTTCAAACGAACCTAATCTACTAGAAATCAAACTAAAGGATACTGACTCAGTACCAGAGGTTTGGTACAAGGGTGAGCGACTGGATGAACTACCTAAAGGGTTGGTAGATATCGCATATCATTGGAGAACTAATAGCTTTACTAATGATGATTGCGGAGCAAATGATATCCATATCGAATACTACTCAACTTCGGAGGATAAATACTTAGATAAGAAAATCATAGGACATACAAGGGAGATGTAACAGATATGATAAAACCTAAGTCTAGTATGGATTATAGAAGTACAACAGATATAACCGGATTTTTTGATGAAATGGGGAATACAGACATACTTGATAAATGTGGAGTTATTTATCGTAAGAGAAGTGATCTCTTGACAACAAATAATCAGTGCGGACTATTGAACTACGTTAGGTCGCCATTCTTCAATGATGAACAGTGGGAGAAAATGCGGGCCGATACAATGGAGTGAACATAGATGGTAGAACCCAGACCACGTGACGACATAGACAAACTATATAAGACCAATAGATGGAGTAAACTTCGCAAGGTTATAATTGCTCGTGACTTCGGGCTGTGCCAAGAGTGCAAGCGTCGTGGACTAGTAGTGAAAGGTGTAGTAGTTCATCACATCATAGAAGCTAGAGAAGATATATCAAAGTTCTGGGATCAAGATAACCTAGAGCTCGTTTGTCTTGTTTGCCATAATAGAGACCATCCCGAGAGGTCAGGTGGAGACAAGAAAGTAAAAACTAAAAGAAAGGTTGTGAAGTTCTATGCTACAAGAGAATAATCAAACTAATGATAGTGGAGAAACATAAAATCCAACTACTTACAATAGGTTGGATAGTTGATTGAGCACGGACTATATCGTAGTCAAGTAGCCCCCCCTCCCTCGAAAAGTAAAAAGAGAAGGGGCGCAAGACCGGTGCGCTCCTTCCTTTACAGTTTTACCGCTTTTCAAGTTTTATATGGTTAGGTGACTCTTAATTTAGAAAGAAGGTGATAAGATGCCACAACCAGCAAAAAGCGCAAAACTTCAGCTACTGCAAAAGAATCCAAACAAAAAGAATGTGAAAGATCTCAAAAAAAGAGCTGAAGCAGAAGAACGTCTACAGATGAAGAGCGACAATATCCGAGCCCCAGAGTGGTTAAACGAGACCGCTGTGAGGGCTTTTAATTTTCTTAAAGATGAACTACTGGAAATTGAGTTGATTACAAACGGTGATGTTTACCCATTAGCGATGTATTGCTACTGGTATGCAGAACACATGAATCTTCAAGCTCAGGCAGCATTGACGCAAGCAGAAAATCCTGAAGCAATTGGAAACCCATTGATCAAACAGCTGGATACATGTTCCAAAAATATGCGTTCATTCGGTAGTGACCTAGGCTTATCGCCTTCTGCAAGAGCGAAACTTGCTATTAAGTTGTCACAGGATGACGGTGATGACGAATGGACTTAATGTCTCTTTCGTATTCAGAGCTTGAAAAGTGGTGGGAGAATTACAAAGAAGAGCAATCTTCTTGGGGCGGTCTACTATTAGAACCATATCCTGAGTTGCTCACTACTTGGTATGCAGAACGTTTGATTGATGGTTCTATACTTGCTAGTAAAGAAAATATTCTCGCTGCTAAACGCCATATGATGGATTTGGAACGCCAAGGTACAGAAGATTTTCCGTGGATCTTTGATGAAGATGCTGGTCACAGACCTATTCGATTCATCGAAGAAAACTGCCGTCCGACCGAAGGTGATTTTGATCGATTCATATTGCAACCTTGGCAGCATTTCATAATTGGGTCGATGTTCGGTTGGGTTCACAAGGATACAGGTGTTCGGCGTTTTCGTGAAGCATTAACTTTCGTTGGTCGGAAGAACGGGAAAACGTCACTGATTTCGGGTCTATCAGCCTATATGCTTGGATATGATCATGAACAAGGCGCAAATGTATATGTTTTAGCCAACGCGAAAGACCAAGCTTCCATATTGTTTGATAAAACAAAGGAGATGGTAAAGCAGTCACCGCGACTAGACAAAAAATACAAATCACAACGGTCTGTGATTAAAGACGAAACCACATTTTCAAAGATGGAAGCTAGAGCATCTGACAGCAAAAAGTTGGATGGATTGAATACTCATTTTGCAATATTTGATGAAATCCACGAGTTTATTAATTTCAAACTGATTAACGTTATTAAGAAATCACGCGGAACTAGACGTCAACCATTGATTACCTATATCACAACAGCTGGTTATGTTCTAGATGGACCACTAATGCAATACTATGACAATGCACTCGATTGTTTAGAGCATCTTGAGGATGGGCTAGATGAACGAGTGTTTTACTTTATAGCAAAACTAGATGATGTTTCAGAAGCTGACGATCCAAGAAATTGGATTAAAGCCAATCCGAACATCGGTTTAATGTCATTTGTAGATCTTGTTACTGATTGGAAGACAGAACGAAACAGTCCTCAAGAACGGGCAGACTGGATCACTAAACAGTTCAATCTTTTTTCCGATATCGATGAATTATCATTCTTAGATATGCAGACGATCAATAGGAATAATAAAGAGATTGATTGGGAAATAATGAAAGAGCAAGAATGCATTGCTGGTTATGATTTATCAGAAACGCAGGATTTTACATCTGCAAATTTAGAATTTCCGATTTATGAAACTGGTGAAATTGCAGTTCTTGAACATAGTTGGATATCGCAGGAAAGGTACAACAATGATAACAACAAGCAAAGATTAGATGCTTGGATAAAATCAGGAGATTTGACTGTCACACCAGGTAACTATGTGGATTATCAGTTTGTATTTGATTGGTTTGTTGAACAATCAAAAGAATTCAAAATTTTGAAAGTCAGATATGATCGTAGAAATAGTCTAATACTGAACCAACAAATGATTGATTATGGTTTTGTAATGGAAGAAGCAATCCAAGGATTTACAACTTTAGGAGGTCCAATGAAGGACCTCAAAGAACGTTTTTTAGATGGAAAAGTAATATATAACAGGCAAAAGATATTCAGATGGTATTTATCTAATGTGAAGCTAGTTCAGGATAGAAACAATAACTGGATGCCAACTAAGCAATCAAAAAATCGGAAAATCGATGGTTTTGCTGCACTGTTGAACAGCCACGTAAGTGTGGTAGAAATGTTTGCAAGTAAATCAAAACAAACTGCGAATGTTGGTTTTATTAGTATCAGAGAAATGATGAAGGGAGGGTAGAAATGAATATAGTTCAAAGAGCAATAAACAGAGTAACTCCAAAATTCATCAAACAATCAGTCATTAAGAACTATCAAACTAATAGCAGTTTCAAGCAGTGGTTCGGGAGAACTTTTTTTGGAATAGAAAACTCTACACTTGAAACCAACGAGAATATTTTTTCAGTAGTTTCAAGACTCAGCAATACACTTTCTAGCTTGCCGTTTAAGAAATATCTGAACTATGATCAGCAATTTGATGAAGAAATGGACAGACTAGTTTATTACCCCAATAAAAATCAAACACTCGATCAGATCATCAATGTATTAGAAGTTAGCAGGGATACAAATGGTAATGGCTATGCATTGATAATGAGAGATGTTCGAGGTCAGCTGGATATGTTAGTACCATTCAACCCAAATTATGTTGAACCAGTTCTTGAACAAAACAGTAATGAGCTTTGGTATGTGGTGAACAACGATGGAAAAACATATTACTTTCACAATTCAGATGTTATACACGTCAGACACATTGCAGGCAATGGTAATTGGAAAGGTATAAGCCCAATTGCAGTTTTGAAAAACTCTAATGATTTCGATAAAGCAGTTAGAGAATTTTCTTTAAAGGAAATGCAATCTCTTAGAGATTCATTCATTTTGACCTATGCAAGTAATGTTGATGAAAAAAAAAGAGCAGCTGTTGTAGAGGGTTTCAGAAGATTTTATGAGGAGAATGGCGGAGTTCTTTTTCAAGAACCAGGGGTAACAATTGACGAAATGGAACGTAACTTTGTTGCAACAGACATGCAAATTACCGAAGGTATAACACGTGATCGGATTGCGAATGTATACAATGTTCCGAGCATATTCCTCAATTCGGATAGTAGTAGTTTTTCATCAAATGAACAACTTATGCAGTTGTTTGTAAACATGACGCTCACTCCAATCGTTAAGCAGTACGAGCGAGAGTTTAACAAGAAAATCCTACGAAAAGAGGAGCGAGTAAAAGGATATTACTTTAAGTTCAATATGATGGGCCTCTTACGTGGAGATAGTGATGCTAGACAGAAATTCTATCATGGTGGTATTCGTGATGGATGGATGGCTCCAGACGAAGCGCGGATGCTTGAAGAAATGCCACCACGGGGAGGAAAAGCATCTGAATTGTGGATCTCAGGAGATATGTATCCGCAAGATATGGACCCTGCACTTAGAAAATCGAATAAAACAGGTACTCAAGACGTAATCAAGAAAGATTAGGTCTTTTTATTTTACCTTGAAAGGAGGGTTGAGATGAAAAAATTTTGGGAAGTAAAACAATCGGCTAACAAAGAGGAAGCCGATATTTATATTTTCGGTGAAATAGTTTCTTACAAATGGGATGACGCGGATACAACAGCGGCTAGTTTCCAAAAAGACTTAAAGGAACTGGGAGAGGTAAATCAAATCAATCTACACATTAATTCTCCTGGAGGATCAGTCTTTGAAGGTATTGCGATTGGGAACATGCTGAAACAGCATAAAGCTCATGTTACAGCTCACGTAGATGCGCTGGCTGCTTCTATTGCTAGTGTGATTGTAGCCAGCTGTGACAAGGTCGTTATGCCTGAAAACAGCATGTTGATGATTCATAATCCTTGGACTTTCTCAATGGGGAATGCAAAAGAGTTACGTAAGCAAGCAGATGATTTAGATAAAATCGCTGAATCTTCTGTCGTCACATATCTATCTAAGGCTAGCGACAAACTATCTGAGGAAAAAATCAAACAAATAATGGATGAGGAAACGTGGTTATCCGCTGCTGAAGCGTATGAGTACGGTCTTTGTGATGCAGTCGAATCCGCAAATCAGATGGCAGCTTCAATCAGCGAAAAGCTTTTTGAAGCTTATAAAAACGTACCGACTAAGTTGTTACAACCTGTTCAAAAAGAACGAATTACTGAAGAGCAACGGAAGCAAATCGTTAAACAAGCGCAACAAGATAAAGCCTATATTGGCGAAATTCTAGGAGGACTATAATTTATGAAAACAATTTTCGAATTAAAACAGGATATGACTACGATTGGTAATCAAATCCAAAAAACTAAGGATGAAATTTCTCAAAAAGCAGCAGACCCAGCGGTGAGTGTTGATGATTTAAACCAATTAAACAAAACGTCAGCTGAATTGCAACAACGCTTTGACATTATCAAAGCACAGCACGATCAAATGGAAGCGGAGCAAAAGGCTAGTTTATCTAAACAAACCTTTTCAACAGCTGAAAATATTGAACAAAAGAAAATTGATGCTAAGGCGGAACTAATTCGCAAAACAATGGCTAAGGAAGCAGTACCAGTAGATGTTTATCAAGTTTTAGGTGATGAAGATACAACAAAAGGGAATAAATTTCTTCCCAAAACTGTAGCAAATGACATTATTTCTGAACCTACTGTAAAAAATCCACTACGCGAAGTTTCAACAGTAACAAACATTCCTAACTTGGAAATTCCAAAAGTTACTTTCACTTTGGATGATGACGACTTTATCGCGGATAAAGAAACAGCGAAAGAATTAAAAGCAAAAGGAGACACTGTTTCGTTTACACGACACAAATTCAAAGTGTTCACTGGGATTTCTGAAACAATTTTATTGGGAACCAATACTAATTTAGTTTCCACTGTAGAGTCTAACTTGCAATCTGGTGTTGCGGCAAAAGAACGCAAAGTAGCATTTGCAGAAACACCAAAAACTGGTGAAGAACATATGAGTTTCTATGATAAAACAGTAGTTAACATTAAAGAAGTTACTGGTGCTGATATGTATGAAGCAATCACAGAAGCAGTAGCTGATTTACACGAAGACTATCGTGAAAATGCAAAAATCATGATGCGCTTTACTGATTACTTGAAGATTATCAAAACATTAGCGAATGGCAGTGCTACTCTATACACTGCGCAACCGGAACAAGTTTTAGGGAAGCCAGTTATCTTTACTGACGCTGCAGTGACTCCAGTTGTTGGCGATTTCTCATATTCTCATTTCAACTATGATATTGGTGCAACGTATGAACAAGATAAAGATGTAAAAACAGGTATCAACTTGTTCGTAGTGACTGCATGGTTCGATCACCAAATTAAACTAGCGTCTGCTTTCCGATTAGCAAAAAAAGCGTAGCCCCGGCAGTCGTCGGGAATGTGACCCCGACTGTAGATGGGGCATTGATTGATTTGAGTTAGGCGGTGATTAGATGATTCTAGACCCGAAAAAAGAAGAGGATTTAGAAGAAATAAAAGCTGCAATTCGTGAAGATTACACTGATGATGATATCGGAGTACAACGGTCTGTGATGTCTGCAATTGCATATATTAAGGGTGCTATCGGAAACGAGAAGCCCTCTTTCTATCTGCAGAATAATGAGACGATTGATTTGATCAATCTAGCAATTCTATTATTAACCGACCACTACTATCATGCAGGATCAGCAACGATAGAGTCTCAAACACAAAATGGTGCTCTTCGAGAATATGATCTAGGATTTAACTCTATGTTACTTCAACTAAAGGCAAGTTACCTCGCATATAAAGAAGGTGACTGCGATGAGGAAAAGTAGAACAGGAAAACTAAATACAAAAATTGTATTTTGGCAGTACCAACCTAATAGAGGGCCTGAACCAGGTGAAAAAGAAAAGAAAATTCTATATAAAGCTCGGGCTGAGATTTATGATCCATCTATGAAAGATTTAGAAATATTGAATGGTAAAGGTACTAAGAAAGCTGTAACAATAGTCATACGGGATCCACGAGGAAAGTATGTTCCTACGAACAAACATTTTGTAGAAATCTTAGATTATCGATTGGGTGAACGTTGGAACATTATGGACGTTAGACAGGATATTTCTGAAAATCGTTTCCTTACTATCGTATTGGGTGTGACTAACGATGAGTAACGTTGAATTTAAAGGTGTAACTGAAACTATTCAAGCTTTGGAGAAAAAACTAGGAACTAAAAAAATCCGGAAAGTTACTCGAGATGCAATCGATGAAGGTGCATCAGATGTCGAAGAGCAATTAAAATGGGCATTGCTAACCTTTAAAGATACTGGTGCGACTGTTGACGAAGTTGTTAGGTCGCTTGCTTCTTATAAAAATTATAATGCAGAAGCTGAAATTGGGTGGAATGGGCCCAAACAACGTTATCGTTTAATTCACTTGAATGAATGGGGCTACACACGGAATGGTCGGCAAATCAAACCACGTGGGTTTGGAGTAATCACGAAATCCTTAAAATCTTCTGAAAAGATATACTTAAATGCTGTTGCTAGGGAGCTGAGGAATAAACTATGAAAGACATTTTAGTGATAATTTATGAGTCTCTAATTTCGAACGAATACATCCACGATATGACCTATAACAGTGATTCGGAAGAATATCGTATAAAGTATTACCAACAACCAGAAACAGCCGATAAATCAGGAGCATTCATTACGATTAGACCAGTTTCTGTTCCAAACGAGGCTTATCATGGAAGCGATAAAGAACTTTCTATTGAACACTTAATACAAATTGATGTTGAATCTAAGTACAGAGCGACATGCAAACAAATCCAATACGAGATAAAAAAGGAAATGAAGAAGCTAGGTTTTGGTCAAGTATCTGGACAGGGATTAGATGAATACTTTTCCGAGACAAATCGTTATGTAGATGCCCGTCGATATGATGGGAATACAAGAATTTATGACACACATTATTAAAACAGAATAACAGGAATCAAGACACGAAAATTCGTGTCTTTTTTTGTTGTCAAAAATTTAGAAAGAGAGTGATTATATTGACACTTGTAGGATTTAAAAAAATGACAATCGGAGTTTTCGATGAAAACGGGAAAATTCCAGCGGCAAATTTAATTGTAATTGAAGGAAAGCAAGACAAAGGAGCTACTGTATCGGCTGAAATCAGTGGGTTATCAAAAGAAGCATCTAAAGTATACGGTTCAAATGTACCTTATTACATTTCTCAAAAAGGCACCGGCGATATTTCAGCAAACTTCGGCTTGCTTGATTTACCTGATGGTGCAAATGACAAGATTTTGGGATATAAAGTCGACGAGACAAACGGATTTAGCTTCTTAGGTGAAGATACTGAACCGCCATATTGCGCCGTGTTAATGGAATCAGAAGATTTAAATGGTGAAACTGCAATGCTTGGATTATTTAAAGGTAAATTTAGTCGTGAAGCTATTAATTTTAATACAACGACTAACGAAGCATTCGAACCTGAAGCAGAGGAATATGTATTTTCTGCGATTGCTAATGATGTCGAAGGGGAAGCAAAAGGACAATCACTTGTTAAATTTAGTGGTGATGATGAATCAAAAATTACTGCGCTAAAAGCATTGGTTTTCCCAGCGGGGGAGTAACAAGCCCAGTCGTTGGAGCAGTTACCCCAACGACAACAGGGGCAACAGTCGCATTGAGTTAGGAGAATGAATATGGTAGATACATTTAAAATTTACAAAAAAGATGGAACAAAAGTCGCTGAAGGGGCAAGTCCTCTCTCTATTACAGGAGTAGCTGCTGAAACTACTGTAGCTAAAGGTGATTATCAAGCTGTGCGAGTGATTAATGATGTTGAATCCAAAAAAGTGGATATTCCTGCATTTACAACATTGGCTGAGCAAGGAATGGAAACATCTGGTTTTAATCCTGAAGGAGATACAAAGCCAACAAATGCTAATACCGTCGAAGAAATAAAATCATGGTTGACAGCGCATGACATTGATTTTTCAGGAAAGACGCTTAAATCAGATTTACTCGCGTTAGTACCAGCATAGTTTTTAGAGGACTGTAATGGTCCTCTTTTTTATTTGAAAACAATAGGAGGAAATGATAGATGGCACAAGTTCGAATCGAATTAAAAAATAAAAATGGTAAGAAGGAAGTTTTTGAAAAACTAGAAACTACAGGTAAAGATTACCGATTAGCTTTACAAACAATTAAGAAATTAAACGCAGAAAAAATCATGATCTGGGATCAATTAGATATTTACTTAGCTTTTGCAGTTGAAATCTTTAAGGCTGACAAATTAACTTCAGATCAAATTTTGGAAGGCTTGCCTTCTGAAAAAACACGTGAAACTTTGGACGATTTATTAGGACAAGTAATGGGAATTGAAGATGATCCTGACCCAGATGCAAAAAAGTAACTCCTGAAGAAGCAGAAGAAATGTATCTGGATTTGTGCAGAGAATTAACGAAACAAGGATGGTCTCTTTCAGATATTGAAAATAACTCTTTTGATACTTTGATCGAAATAGCCTGTGTAAGTCCGAAAAAAGAGAAACAAGAAGAAGTCGATCTAAAAGACTTCGTCAAATCCATTTAGGAAAGGAGGAAAACTATGGCAAACGGAAAACCATTAGGTAATATGAAGGTTATCTTAGACCTAGACAGTTCTGCCTTTTCTAAAGGGCTCAATGGAGCAAAAAAAAGCGTAGCTTACAATATGAAAGCCATGCAATCACAGATGAAAGTAATGAATTCATCAGGTGATAAATTAGGCGCTTTACAAACAAAATATGACGGCCTTAGCAAAACACTTAGTTCAAACGAAAAGTACATGGGCAAGTTAAAGGAACAATATGATAAGAGCTTCGATGCGAATGGCAAGGCAACTACTGCTACTGCCAAGTATGCTAACGAACTGAACCAAGCGATTGCTAAATCTGCTAGCTTTGAAGCACAAATGAAAACTACAGTGGGTCAGATGGCACGTGTAAAAGTTGAGACTGAAGGTATTACTGGAAAACTTAAAACTCAATCTGAGCAATGGATAAAATCTGGTAAGAAAATTGAAAACTTCGGTCAAAAATTATCTGGTGTGGGCACAGCTATGACTGTTGGAGTCACTGCCCCTCTACTGGCTGGATCGGCAGCAGTTACAAAGGCGGCTATCTCATGGGAATCAGATTTTGCAGGTGTAAAAAAGACGAATGATGAAGTCGTGGATTCGAATGGAAACGTGACATACTCATATGCTGATTTAGAGTCAGGTCTTCGAGATTTAGCTAAGCAGTTACCATCTAGTCATTCTGAAATTGCTAAAGTTGCTGAAGCAGCCGGACAGTTAGGGATTAAAACTCAAAATGTAAAATCATTTACTAAAACGATGATCGATTTAGGCGAGTCAACGAACATGTCTGCTGAAAGTGCAGCAACTTCGTTGGCTCGTTTTGCTAATATTACTCAAATGAGTCAGAAAGATTTTGACAAACTTGGCTCAGCGATAGTTGACTTAGGGAATAACTATGCAACAACCGAATCCGAAATTACAGAGATGGCTTTGAGAATTGCCGGTGCAGGTAAGCAAGTTGGAATGAGTCAAGGTGATATTCTCGGGTTTGCAACTGCGTTGAGTTCTGTTGGTGTTGAGGCTGAAGCGGGCGGTTCTGCTATATCCAAGGTCATGGTTCAAATGCAACTAGCTGTTGAAAAAGGAACAGGAGCATTCGGAGAACTAGAAGAAAGAGCTAATAGTGCTGGTTATTCAATTGGAGAAGTTGGTCAAGCAGTAGTAAACGGCGGAAAGCCCCTTAAATCAATGGCTGAAGCGTTAGGAATGAATAGTTCCTCATTGAAGAAAATGTATAAGGAAGCTGATAAGTCTAAAACGTCGTTAGAGAATTTCGCAAGCGTAGCAGGCATTTCAAATGATCAGTTCTCAAAATTGTTTAAAGATGATCCTTCTAAGGCAATAATGAAATTTATCGAAGGGCTTGCGAATGCTGAAAAGCAAGGTACGTCAGCAATCAAGATGTTGGACGACATGGACATCAAAGAAGTGCGACTTAGGGATAGTTTGCTTCGTGCAGCTAATGCCAGTGGAGTATTTGATAGTGCAATTAAGACAGGGAATAAGGCTTGGAAAGAAAACTCTGCATTAACTGAAGAAGCTAACAAGCGATACGAAACAACAGAATCCAAACTTAAGATGCTAAAAAATGAAGCTGTTGATGCAGCTATCGATCTAGGGGGGCCTTTTGTAGATGCATTGAGAGATGGCTTGAAGGCGTCAAAACCTCTGATCAAGGGATTAGGTGACATAGCAAAAGGATTCTCAAATCTAAGCAAAGATCAGCAAACTAATATTTTGAAGTGGGTTGGTTTAGCCGCAGCCACAGGGCCAACGTTGAAACTACTTGGCGGTGGTATTTCAGTCATTGGTAAGACAAAAACTGCTGTTGGCAAACTTAGTGGGAGCATTGTTGAATTAACCGCAAAAGCTGCTGAGAAAAAGGCCATGGCAAGTTTTTCAAGCGGGGTAATATTAGCAGGTGATTCGGCAAGTAAAGTAGCACCCAAAATTGGCGCCGCTAGCGCTCAAATCTCTGGTTTAGGTACTGTTGCGTCAGGTGCTGCAGGAACAAGTGGAATTGGAGCTGTAACTGGCGCATTAGGAGCATTATCACCGGTTCTTATTGGAATAGCTGGTGTAGGTGGAGCTCTTGCGCTTGGTTATGGAGCATGGAAACTATTCGGCGAAGAAGCATGGAACTCTGGTCAACGGGTGAAACAATGGGGAACCGATGTAGGAGCAGAGACCGATAAAGTCTTAGATAAGGTGCAAACAAACACAGAAAAAGCTAGCGGCCAGTTTGGATTGATGGAGCAAGGATTCGCAACGAATTCTGGTTCAATGGTCACGAACTTTGAAAAGATTGGCCAGACGGTTGAACAAAGTTTGATTAATAAAATTGAAGGTTTAGACAAACTAATCAAAGAGTTACCTGCATCCGTTGATTCGTCAATGAAAGATATGCTTATTGAGCATAAAACAGACGCTGAGAATGCTTTGAAAATAGTTCAGGAGAACACTGACCGAATATCTGAGATCAAGAAAAATGCTTCAAATAATGATCGTGAACTTAGTGTAAATGAAGCAAAAATAATTCGAGATTTAGCTGAAAACACTACTAGGGCTTATGTGGAAACGTTAGACGTGACATCCAAAGAAAAGAAGAAAATCTTAGCTGCAATGAACGGAGATGTCTCGAAAGCATCTGAAGAAGAAGCAAAGCTGTGGTTGCAATCACTAGGGAAACAACGTGCAGCCGCACAACAGCATGCTCAAAAAGGTAGAGAAGAAAAAGAAAAGTATCTGAAAGACTTAGGATATAATCTCGATGGTGAGTTTGCTCAAAAATTTCTAGCTGCTTGGGACGAAATCAATAAAACTACAACTGATGGTTTTGATGCTCAGATTGCTACGATTGCACAAAAATATCCGGACTTAGCTAAAGAAGTTTACTTTGGCAATGGTCAATTGATTAGTAGTATGGGCGAAGCTGGAACCGAAGCAATTAAGATGAACGATGAAATCTTAGCAAGCGCAACAAGCATGGCAAATCAAGTAGCTGAAAACGCTAAGAAAAATGCTGAAAAGCTTTCTTGGACAGCGAATGAGTCTAGTAAAGAAGGTAAGAAGTCAGCTCAGATTTGGAACTCTCTTGTATTTGACGAGAAGACTGGTGAAGTTAAAACAAATGCTCGTGAAGAGGTTATCGAAGCAACAAAGGATTCTAAAACTTGGAATGATCTTCGCTTTGTCCTTCATGACGCAAAACTGAACTCAAATGCAAAACTAATTGTTGGAGAAGCTGCAATCGCTAATGGTTGGTGGGATGGAATGGCATGGGAAGATAAACAAGCTATTCTAGAAGATAAATTCTCTCAGACAATGTATAGAGCTTTAGAGGATTCTGGGAAATGGAATGAATTAAGCCTAGAACAGAAGACCGCATTTCTAAGGTCGAACTCTAAAGAGGCTATGGCAGAAACCATGCTAAACCTTGGTCTTTGGGATGAATATCAACCAGAGATTAAAGATTTGAAAGCAGACAACTATAACTTCTTAGAAACACTCAAAGGTTCAGAAGAAAAATTGAATCAATGGAACACAGTTCCTGCTGATGTTAAAAAGTTACTTGGAGACAACTATGATATTTTAAACAAAATCTATAGTTCCGATCAGTCATTCTCGCGTTGGAACTCGTTACCTGATTCTGAAAAGAAAATCCTAGCAAATAATACTGATTTTTTAGGAAAATTGATGACATCCGAAACAAACATGAATAGATGGAATCAGTTACCAGAGAAAGAAAAGAAAATTTTAGGTAACAATTCTGATTTGCTAACTAAAGTTTTTGGATCAGAAAAAACGTATTCTGCGTGGCAAAGTATTCCAGATAGTGTAAAAAGAATGCTTGCGGATAATGTTGATTTAAAGCAGAAGGTGAAAGATGGAACAATCAAATTAGAAGACTATAAAAAAATCGAACCACATCTTAAGGTACTAAAAGCAGATGATCAAGCTTCTAACAAGATAGGACAGGTCAGCAAAGATTTTGACGAGTTCAATAAAAAACCTTCAGTAATCACTAAGACACTTAAATTTGTAGGAGATTTCGGAAAAGGAGTCAAAGAAGCTTTAAGATTCGAAAAAGGGACTAACTACCATTTAGGCGGTCCCGCAATTGTTAATGACCAACGAGGATCGCTATATAAAGAGCTAGTTATTCCTAAAGGTGGAACACCATTTATTCCAGAAGGAAGAAATGTGTTGTTACCTGATTTAGCGAGAGGTTCTAAGGTGTTGAATGCATCAAAAACAAAACAGCTTATACCTCGTTATGCAGCAGGTATCGGCGAAGTTATTACACCCGATTCTAAGATTATTGAATTAATCCAAGCAATCAATGAGCTTATCGTAACGTTCAAAACAATGCAGCCTCAATCAGCTGAATCGGACACTGTTGGGATGATGACAGAGAAATCAGTTATTCCGAATACTCAAGGAACCGCTGGAATTGCTTCTCTTGCTCCAGAACAGTTATTGGCTCAAGGAGAACAATATACTGAGATCGGTTCAATGTGGATGACAAATCTAATGAATGGCTGGAACTCTATCGTTCCTACTTATATGAACAGTGAATTGATTTTCATTTCGGACTATTTAACGCAATTGAGTAATCAAAACAATCCGAATTATTTACAGGGTATCGCTTGGAACAGGAACGTGATGAATGGTTGGAACAGCCTAACAGGAACATTTATCAATTTAATCAAGACATTCTGTAACCAAGCAATGACAACTCTTCGTAGTTACAATGCGCTTATGTACAACAATGGACGTACGTGGCAACAGAATAATTTGAATGGTTGGAACTCGTTGTATGGATCATTTATTTCGAGAGTTAACCAGTTGGGAAATGATTCAATTAATAATCTCCGTTCAAAAAACGGCGGGTTTTACAGTGCTGGAAGTTATCTTATGCAATCGCTAATTAATGGTCTTAACTCTATGGGTGGTTCATTATCATCAACTATGAATGGCGTAGCAAATAAGATGGTTGGTGGAATTGGAAAAGGTGTTAACGGCGTTATTGGCGGCGTTAATTACGTTCTTAAAGAGGTTGAATCGGATAAAAAGCTAGGTAACTGGACGGTTCCTAAATATGCAAAAGGTACAGACGGACATCCGGGCGGTTTAGCTGTAATTAATGACCAAAAAGGACCAGTGCATGAGGAATATGTACAGATGCCTGATGGACGTGGATTTATTGCTAAAGGGAAAGATTTGTTAGTAAATCTCCCAAAAGGCGCGCAGGTATTGAATGCTTCATTAACTAAAAAAATGAAGAATAGACTCGATATTCCGCACTATGCAAATGGGACGGATGATTTTGATATATTTGATTTGATTGATGATGAAGGTGTTTTTAAGAAGTTAGTTGATAAGAGAATCGATTACAATAGTATCCTAGAACCGTGGAAGAACATGACAAAAGCTGGCGTTAAATTAATGACTAGCGCCGCTTATCCATTCGTGCAGAAACAGGTTGAGGATTCATTTGGTGGAGGAAGTTTCGACGGTGCGATGAATGCAAATAACGTCTACCAGTATCTAGTTGATATCGCGCAAAAAGTGATGTCGAAATTTGGGGGGCTAACTATCACTTCTGGATACAGACCTGGAGATCCCTATTGGCATGGTAAACATCAAGCGCTGGATATTTCAGGTTACCCTTATGGAAGTCCGAGGTACACAGAAGCTGCAAATTGGGCCTTTGAGAAATTTCCTAAACAGATTGCTTATGTAATTACGAATGGTAGAGTGCGTGATCGAGTAGGTATGTCAGGCCAAGCTGCAACAGGACAATGGGTACCGTGGCCAGACGGAGATCACTATGATCATATTCACTTAAATGGCGCGTTAGGATCGGGGGATATTTTTAAAGCTGGAACAGATGTTGCAGGAGGCCTGCCAACGCCTGGAGGTGCGTCAGTAGAGCGTTGGCGACCTTATATCAAAAAAGCCCTAAAAATGAACGGATTGCCAACTACTCAAGCATATGTTAATGCTTGGATGTCACAGATTCAAACAGAATCAGGTGGTAATCCTTCGGCGATTGGTGGAAACGATGGATTAGCTGATGGTAATGCAACAGGATTACTTCAAACTAAACCAGGGACATTTGCAGCGAATGCTTTTCCAGGGCACGGAAATATCATGAATGGATTCGATAATATGCTAGCGGCTATTCGATATGCAAAAAATCGGTATGGTGCTAATATGTTGAGCGTCATCGGTCGCGGTCATGGGTATGCTAACGGCGGTCTCATCAACAAAGATGGACTTTACAGAGCGGGTGAAGGAAACAAACCTGAAATGGTTATTCCGCTAACCCGTAAAACGCGCGCAATCGAACTGATGGGTCAAGCGCTAGCTTTCATGGCAGGGGATAACAAGCAGTCTGTCTCTCAAACTCCTTCTGCTGATAATACTGCGGAGTTAGTAACATTAATTAAACAACAACAACGGCAGCACAGTGAACTGATGCGGATATTAAAAGCTATCTTATCAAAAGATAACGGTATCACTACTGATGTGGTTGGAAAAGCTGCTAATGATTTCTTAGGCGGAGATTTGAGCAAATTAGGGTATACAACAGGAGGTGCTTTCTAATTGTTTTACAAATTGCTTTTTAACCAAAATGGTAGATTGTTTGATCCGCAAGAAAATGGAAAGATAATCTGCAAAGAAATAAAAAGACAAGCGCCTATCTACGAAGTGAAATATGAAGATTTCGAGGGGGCGAACGGAAGTAGAGAAGTCAATGCTTCTTTTCGTCCTTTTGAATTGGTTCTTACATTCGATATTTTTTATAAAAATGAATACGATAAAGAATTAATCATCACAGAATTACATCAAATTGTTTTTCCGGGTTTTCAATTTTATGTAACACATGAATTAAGTCCAGGAAAACGGTTTAAGGTAAATCCGTCAAATTTCGAACTAGCGGAAGAAGAAAATGATTATTCAACTATCGAAGTTACTTTCGATGTCCCTTCTGGCTGTTCAGAATCACTTTCAACCACACTCTCTGAATTTTCGTTGGACGATGAGTGGCAGTTTTCACAAAATCTTGAAGCTGCGGATTATAAGTACAGTTTTGATGTAAGCCGTTTTCAAGTATTTAATGCTGGAGACTTTGCGATTGATCCTAGAGAACATGCATTGAAAATCACTCTTCAAGGTGAGTCACTGGGCAATGCTAGAATTTTCAATCGTACAACAGATGAAAGTTTTATCTACTATCCCGAATTTTCAACGTATCTAGGGCAGACAGTCACTATTGATCGTGTTTATCCTAAATCGAATGGGGTTCATTGTGGAATCAATACCAATCTTGAATTAATCACTCTAGCACCTGGCATTAATGAGATAGAAATACAAAATGTGGCAAACGTGAAATCGTCATGGGATTTCCGTTTCTTGTACAAGTAGGTGATACGGTGACAGATATCATCATTCAAAATTATGAAAAGACAAAGAAAGAAATCCTTGTTGATTATGACAAGGATTCTTTTGTTGAAAATTGGCAACAGAATGAAACTTGGGAAGTCAGTTTCAATGTTTCAAGAACTGAAATAAATGGCTATACGTTTGACTTAATTGATTATGAAAACTCAGTTATATTTAATGGTCAAGAATTCATAATTAAGTCAATGGAACTTAGTGGATTAGGATCAATGATAACTAAAAATGTTACAGCAACGCACATCTTCTATACAGTTCAAGATGGGTTTCAATACAATACGATATCAGGAACTCGAGCTATTAATGAATTACTAACACATGTCTTTAACGGTGCTACCGGGGATATGGGTTTTCAATGGGAAGTAGTAAATCCTCTAGGGAAAATCGGGAGAGTAGAACAGGAAAATTTCGGAAATGCGAATTACCTCAAACTAATTGAGGAAATAATGAGCGATTATGATGTGGTAATGGTACCCGATAATAAACGCATGACATTCTATTCTCGTTCAGATTTTGGAAACCAAATTCAAGAACAAATACGCTATAAATACAATACCGATTCCGTAAAGTTTGATATTGATACCTACTCTTTAAAAACTCAAATTAAGGGATACGGAAAGAAAAAAGAGGATGATACCTATTACTTTTCTCCAATCACTTATACGTCTCCTGAGTCTGAAAAATGGGGGATAAGGATTCAAGATCCTGTGGAAGACGAACGATATACGGTAGCAGGGAATATGACAGAGCGGTTAAAAAAGGACTTGCAAGATTATCCTTCAATAAGTGGTTCAGTTACTTTGAAATGGCGTATCACTCCTCAAAAAGGTGACCACGTACCATTTATTTATGAACCGTTGAACATTAAAACATTCATTCAGATCGTTGGAATAAAAACCTATCCTGCACTACCTAATAAACCACCAGAAATCACATTATCAAATACAAAGAAAACAATGACATCAATACTAGCAAATTTAGCTAGGAAAGGAGTGATTTAGTGGAATTACTAAAACTCATAAAAAATAGGATTTCATCAGAATGGAAAAAGACGTTCAACGATAATGTGGATATTTTGAATGGTATTACACGTGACCAAAATCAGAAAATTGACATCGTTGACAAGAGAATTGACAATTTAGTCCTGCATTCGGGCGGTGATTCGCCAAATGAGGTAGTGGACGCACGGGTAAATAACCGAGCACAACAATTCGATACACTTCAGGGAAGACTACTCGCTGGGGAGTTCACGCATGATGAAGACATGGCGGAAACACGATCAGAATTGGAAAATCAGAATGTAAGTATCTCAGAAATAAATAAAAAGCTTGATAAAATACTCGGCGAATATGGAGGTACACTTACTATCTATGTTTCAACGGAGCGAGGCAACAATAGTACAGCGGATGGGTCGCAAGCGTTACCGTTTAAGACACTCCAAGCCGCCGTGAACACGATTCCACTACTCACATCAAGTCAAGTCGTTATCCTCGTTGAAGATGGTACGTTTCTTGAAGATGTGCGTTTCCGTAATATTTATTCGGGTGGTATTTATATCAGATCGGTCCAAGATACGACGAATCTTGATCCGTCAACAACTGATTGTCCAGTTAAAGTTCGGTCAATGTCGTTTATGTATTGCACTGGGTACCTTCAATTACGAGGGATCCAATTTATAGATCAAGGAAATGCACCGTCTATAGGTAATACGAGGTATTCGCTGTATCAAGAACAAGGCGGATACATGAGTTTGGCAAAATGTAAGTTTGCAGAGAATACAAAGTCAATTGCCAATCACAAATCTATTTATGTTGGAGGAAGTTCGAAAGCCACTATTGGGTCAGATACAACTTTCATTAATCAATTGATGTGCTTGTACGCAGTAGGGATGGCTGAGGTAAATGTATCTGGTATTAAAGGGTCTTCAAATAGCGAACTGTTAGTGGTTTGGAACGGCACCGGAAGAATCCCAAGTGATTTAAATATCGCTACAACAAATACTAGAACAATTGAAAGAGGATTGATTTTAACAAAGGGGTCGGTGATCTAATTGTTCAAAACAAGTGAAGAAATAATTGTGATCCAAGCCGAGGCAACCACTGCTATACCTACTGGAGTGGTTTTTTGGTCCCATGACAAAGGGACTGCTAAAATGCTTTTTCAACTGCAAAAGGATTATGTTAATCAAACGTTGTCCGAAGGAACAATTGTTCCAATTTGCTTAGATTTTGTTGGTGGCCGCCACATTTATCATGCGATAATCGAAGATGCGATAAACGGAATTGTGTCGATTGTTTTAGAAGACAATATTTTAGGCTATGTCGGGCGTGTCACTGGTTCAATTTATATTGAATTGCCTGATTCACGCTCATTAGATACCGCTGGACGTTTTACCTTTGACATCAAGCGAAGCCCGATTGATTTGAACACGCCTGAATTAGAGGATTATTACTGGCAAGGTTTCAACGAGATTATAGATGAGTATCATCAAACGATTAATACTATTAAATCAGAAGCTAAAGCATTGATTGATAGTATAACTGCTGACGTTACGACAGCTCAAAGTAAGATCACTCAGTTAGAACAAAGTATCACGACAGCTAACACGAATTTGAATGCTCGCATCGATGAAATAAATAAGAAGATTGATGACAATGATGTATTCACGAAAGCAGAATCCTCCGCAAACGTGATCGATCAGATAATTGGGAAAGAAAAAGGCCAAATATCAATTA